TTGGCGTATAGATTGTTCCTGTTAACCCCAAAAACTTCCTTTTTGACCCGAACGGGACATCAGTCGATGACTGCATGGGTGTTGCCATTGAGAAGTATGTATCCATACACAAAATCGTGCGTGGCATTGAGCGTGGCATTTACCGCAAGGTCAACATCACGCCAACCTATGACGATACAGACCTTGAGCCGACTCAAGAAGTTGTGCAGTACCAAGATGAAAAAGTGCTGCTTCTGACGTACTACGGACTAGTTCCTCGAGAGTACCTAAAGAAGGTGAACGAGGAAGTTGAAGTCCTCTTCCCTGAAGACTCTGTTGCCGAAGAGTACCAAGACATGGTAGAGGCAATCGTAGTCATTGCGAATAATGGGTTGCTGCTCAAAGCAGAAGAAAACCCATACATGATGAAAGACCGTCCGGTCTTGGCCTATCAAGATGATACGGTTCCAAATCGTTTGCTTGGTCGTGGCACTGTGGAAAAAGCGTTCAATATGCAGAAAGCTATTGACGCACAGGTTCGCAGCCATTTGGACTCGTTGGCATTAACGACATCACCCATGATTGCGGTAGATGCGACTCGTCTGCCCCGTGGAGCTAAGTTTGAGGTCAAGCCTGGAAAGGCTTTCCTGACAAATGGCAACCCATCAGAGATTTTGATGCCGTTCAAGTTTGGTAACACAGATGGTACTAACCTAGCCACTGCCAAAGATTTTGAGCGTATGTTGCTACAAAGCACCGGAACGCTAGATTCGCAAGGAATGGTGTCTAATGGTGCGCGTGATATGGGCCAAGGCGGTATGTCGATGGCTGTTGCGTCCATCATCAAGCGGTATAAACGCACTTTGGTGAACTTCCAAGAGGATTTCCTAATCCCGTTCATCAACAAGGCTGCTTTCCGCTTCATGCAGTTCGACCCAGAGCGTTATCCCTCTGTGGACATGAACTTTTTGCCGACTGCTACGCTTGGCATCATTGCCCGTGAGCATGAGCAGCAGCAGTTCATTGGCTTGTTACAGACTCTTGGCCCGAATACACCTGTTCTGCCTATCATTTTGAAGGGCATCATCCAGAATTCCAGCCTGAGTAACCGCTTTGAGATGATTGCGGCCCTTGACCAAATGAGCCAAGCTGACCCGCAGGCGCAGCAAATGGAGCAAATGAAGACGCAATTGGCTCTTCAGGCTGCTCAGGCGCAGATTGCGGTCAATACGACTCAAGCAGAGCAGAATCGTGCAGAGGCTAACAAGCTCAACACCGAAGCGCAGCTTATGCCACAGGAATTGCAAGCAAAAGCACTGGCTGCTGCTACCAAGAATCTGCCTCAACAGTCTGATGCCAACCAAATTGAGTTCGATAAGCGTGTCAAAATCGCTGAATTGATGCTTAAAGAGGCTGACATCAAGAACAAGTCTAAGATTGTTGAGCTACAGATGCAGGATAAACGCTCGACAATGGAACAAGACTTCCTTAACCGCATCACTACGGAAATGCAGTAATGAGCATTCTTGAAGAAGTAAGCAAAATGTCTGCTGAAGAGCAGATGGCAATGGCTGTTGCGTTGCAAAATGCTGCATCTCAGAAAGTTAATCAGGCGCGTAGCGAGAGCATTGGCAAAAGCGTAGAAGTTGTCATCAAAGGCTTGAAGAAAATCAAGACAGACCTTGAGTCGCGTTTTGATGAGCTAAATGGCACGATTCAGTCCAAAGCAAACTCACTTTCCAACGGCAAAGACGGGAAAGATGGACGCAACGGCAAGGATGGCACACCTGGGCGTGATGGAAAAGATGGTGCTACTGGCCCAATGGGTGCAAATGGCGCTGATGGTGCTGATGGTGCTGATGGCATAAGCGTTGTAAGTGCTTTTATTGACTTTGATGGCAGCCTGACCATTGTTCTAAGCGATGGCACAGAAATTAATGCTGGCGAAGTCGTGCCAATGGATGTTGCGGAGAAGATTAAGGTCATCACCAATGGTGGCGGCACTTCTCAGTCAGTTCTTGACTCTATTGCAAGCCTGCAAGCACAGATTACAGCTATGGCTGGATTTGTGAACTATGAAGGCACTTGGAACGCATCAACTAATACACCTACTCTTGTCTCTAGTGTTGGCACAAAGGGAGACTATTATGTTGTCTCTACCACAGGAGCAACCAACCTGAATGGCATTACTACATGGACGCAAGGTGATTGGGCAATATTTAATGGCTCTGCTTGGGAGAAGGTTGACAACACCGACCTTGTAAGTTCAGTAGCTGGTCGTACTGGTGCTGTTACTTTGACAACTGCTGATATTAGCGGTTTGGGTACGATGGCTACGCAAGCAGCATCGTCTGTGGCTATCACAGGTGGCTCTATCACTGGCATTACAGATTTAGCTGTAGCAGATGGTGGAACAGGCTCATCTACTGCTTCAGGCGCAAGAACAAACTTAGGATTGGTTATTGGGACTGATGTCCTGGCTCCAACTGGTTCTGCCGCATCCTTGACTAGCTTTCCTACATTTAACCAAAACACCACTGGTACTGCCTCCAATGTGACGGGGACAGTTGCATTGGCTAATGGTGGCTCTGGGCAAACTACCGCACAATTGGCTATCAATGCCTTTGCTGGAGCAGTGACTAGTGGCTCTTATTTGCGGGGCAATGGCACAAATGTGGTGATGAACACCATCCAGTCTGCGGATGTGCCAACATTGAACCAAAGCACTACGGGTAGCGCTGGCTCTGTTGCAACAACAAACTTTTCTATTGTTGAGTCAGGCGGGAAATTGCTGTTTAAGTATGGTGCTACTACAATCGCATCCATGACTTCTGCTGGAGTGATTACTGCGCTTTCCGACATCTCCGCGAATAACACACCTTAATAGGACGAATCATGGCAACTACAGTCACGCTTAAACCGAATGCAATTGACATCTCTGGCTCTACGTCAGGCACTACCACATTGCAGGCAACTGCTGTTGCTGGCACTACAACCCTTACGCTGCCTGCGGCTACAGATACCCTGGTTGGTCGGGCGACTACCGATACGCTAACAAATAAGACTCTGACAAGCCCTGTTTTAACTACTCCAGCACTAGGCACTCCAGCCTCTGGTGTAGTCACTAATTTGACGGGTACAGCCTCTATCAACATCAACGGCACTGTAGGCGCAACTACACCAAGCACTGGCTCTTTCACTTCCCTCGCCTATAACACTACGCTGACAGGCGGGACAGGCGTTATCAATCTTGGTAGCGGGCAGTTCTACAAAGATGCAAGCGGCAACGTGGGTATTGGTACTGCTTCGCCTAGTTCTAAATTGCACGTTTATGAAAATGCAACTACTGCTGTAGCGCAAGTGCAAAACCAAACGACCAATTTGCAATTGCAAGTAAACGATGGTGTAGCTACTGGCGCTGGAGTGATATTGTTATCAGGCGCGTATCCATTAACTTTTTATAACAACAGCGCAGAACGGATGCGTATCGACTCCAGCGGCAACGTGCTGGTGGGGCAAACAACTGCCGCAGTAGAGACAGGCTCTATTGTTACTGCAAAAAATCTTGAAATAACCAGAACAATTGATTCTGATGGTGGGGCGCTTGGTCAACTTTCATGGGTAAATAATACTAACGCTGGTGTTGCGTCTGGTACATCATTTGCTAAAGATGTTGCTTGTATTAAAGGCATCATGGATGGCACAGGAAACAATAGTGGCGGCTATCTTACTTTTGAAACAAAAGCAGATGCTGGTACTAGAGCAGAACGCATGCGTATTGACACTGCCGGCAATATGTTTTTAGGGCGTACCTCTGCAATCGTAACAGGCCGTTTTTGTGTTCAAAATACGACTGGCAGCAATACCATAGAAACTATCCAAAGTGGTTCCGGTGGATACAATTATTATTCTAATGCGGCAAGCAATGGAGGTTCTTACTATCACGCTACGTTTACAGAAGCTAACACTCAAAGAGGCTCCATTGTTTCAAATGGTTCGGTAACGCTTTACAACACTACTTCAGACCAGCGATTAAAAGAAAACATTGTTAATGCTCCTGAGTTTGGAGATGTTATTGATGCTCTTCAAGTTCGCAGTTTTGATTGGAAAAGTAACCAAACACATCAACGTGCTGGCTTTATTGCTCAAGAACTTGTAACTGTTGCACCAGAAGCTGTCCATCATCCTGTCAATGAAGAGGAAATGATGGCAGTAGACTATTCTAAACTTGTGCCCATGTTAGTTAAAGAAATCCAATCACTCCGTAAACGCATTGTGGCACTTGAAGCTAAATAAGGACTTACCATGACTACAAATTGGACAATCACACAAACTGACTACTTGGTAGCAGACGGTTTTATCACCACCGCGCACTGGACAGCATCCGCTGTTGATGGCGCATACACCGCTGGCTCTTACGGCACTTGCGGCTTTGCTGCTGCCACGCCATCCATCCCCTACGCCAGCGTGACTCAGCAGGAAGTGCTGGACTGGTGCTGGGCTAACGGCGTGGACAAGACTGCTGTTGAAGCTGGCCTTGCCGCACAAATTGCAGCATTGAAAAACCCTGTAAGCGCCGCTGGCGTACCCTGGAGCGCATAATCAATGACGCCTGAGCTTCAGAAATACTATGAGGATAGGTTCAATCTGTTCTCAATGGATGGCTGGAAAGACTTGGTTGAGGATGTTGATAAAATTATTGTTTCAATAAACAACATTGCAACAGTTTCTGACGAAAAAGAACTACAATTTAAAAAAGGTGAGCTTTCAATTCTTACTTGGCTGAAAACCTTGAAAGAGGCCAGTGAGAGTGCATACGAGGAATTGAATGAAAAGAATGTATGATTACGCCTGCAAATGCGGGCAAAAGTTTGAGAGATTTACCACTTATGAGGCGGTAAATATCCAATGTGAGTGTGGCGAACTAGCTGTTCGCGCACTCTCTGCTCCAGCGTTTAGGTTGGAAGGATGGTCTGGAAGTTTCCCCTCTGCATATGGGAGATTTCCTAAAAGCCATACTGACAAGCTAAAATCTGAGCGCAAAGCTAACGCACAAACATGAAAGTGTCGCGTTAATCTCCTACAACCGAAAGTACGGCAGGAAAAGGAAACGATATG